TAACTTTTCACCGCCTGCATACAGCTGATATGTATCATTGGCCGCAATCTCTAAACTGTCTGCCACCAAGTTGACGTCACCAACTGAATCACCGCTCGGCACTATGTTGATGTCCAAGGCCACTGCTGATGATGTATAGTTTGTGAACGTTGCGTATGTTACCGCGGTGTTACCACTTGATGTATAGACTGTTGTTGCTGAGTCGTTTACCTGTGTTGTTGAAATTGACATTTCTTACTTCCTAAAATATTATGCCGAATACCACGGCTTTTGATTTACTTACTAATTCATCCGCTGATGTCGTTCCTGACACTGCGTATAAACCCGTTCCGCCGGACCCTGCCGCTTTGGCATAAACAGTTGTGTAGCCTGACTGTCCTGTTGGATCTGATCCTTCGTTTTGAAGTCTCATTGCCGAACCATCCACGTGTAATATGCCTGATCCGTCTGCGGCGATAACAATGTTACCGTTACTTGCTGACACGATGCTCTGTCCGTTAACATCTAAGTCTCCGCCCAACTGTGGTGTAGTATCTTCTACGACATTTTCAATACCGCCATTGCCTGATGCTGATGTAGCAATAGCAGTCACAGTCCCTGTTCCGTTATCAATTGACCACTTGTCCGTTGATTCAACGTATACTAATCTAGCATTGGTTTCTGATCCTCGATCAACCTCAAGGCCTGATAAGTTACCGGTTACGCCAGCACCCGATTCACCGTCATTGAGGAGTATCAATCTGTCCTGGATGTTGGTGTCAGTTGAGTTGACCGTTGTCTGTGTGCCAGTAACGTTCAGGTTGCCCGTTATGGTAACCGTATGTGTGGTGATGCCAACGTTACCGTCTATGCTACCCGAGGCATCATATGTGTATAAGTTGTAGTCACCTGATAATCTTTTTACTGTCGCCATGTTCCTGTCCTATTTACAACTTATTTATCATCACCTTGAAGTCGTCCATGGACATTTCAGTGAGGTTGTTGAATTTATTTTCCCAGTCGATGGGTTGGCTCTCCGGACCCGTCACCCTGATGAACTGTGGCTTGCGGAACTCTCTGGTTATCTGATTGATCTGATATACCCAATTGCCTGCGAACGTGGCCTTGTCAGTGTTTGCCTTGTAGAATTCCGTGCTACCGTAGACATTGTTTAGTAATCCATCACTGGATCCCAAATCAAATCCGAGGAAGTATATATGGCTATGCCCGTCTATCGCGGCACGGCTGATGGCAACTGGTCCCGAACTCATTCCGTAGTATGGTCTCTCTATCTTGTGTGACTTTGAATCTGGTAGAGGTCTACGTGTCCAATGTTTCACACGTTCAGGTATGCCTAGTTCTTGTATCTTATCTGATATGGGCTTGTCTGTTGATATGAGGACATTAGGCATGAATTCTCTATAGATTGCATTACACCCATAGATTGTGCCACGGCCGTGTAGATCCTGTTGTGGGTCTATCTCTAACCTACTTTTGCCGTTACCTAATACGAATGCTACTGTCATAAAAAATCCCTTCTAACATTAATTATCAGAAGGGATTTGGACCTTACAATTTTAACAATTATAGTGCTGTTAAGATCAATAATGATTCAGATGAGTCATCTGCAACAGCCCATGAATAAACAACGCCATCATAGTCAACTGCTTTATGAGCAGTGATTTTTTGGATTGCTTTCGCTTCACCGCCAGTTGTCAAGCCAACGATAGACATTTCGCCTGCCGCGTGACCTGTAATCTTGTTAACTAACACACACTCACCTTGCAGTGTGTTTCCGTCGTTTGATACTGTGAATGTCTTAGAACCTTTCTGGTTAACGATGTAACCTTCAAAGTCTGTGCCACTGATATCTGCACGAACTGGAATTGTTGCTGGTGAACCACCGGTTGCACCTAAAAAGTATTTGTCTATTGGTCTACCCATTTTATATTTCTCCTATAAAGAAGTCCAATGCGGGTTCTATCCGCTACGCTGATATGGTTAAACAGCATAAGAAAGCACCCCATGTGCTAACACTAGTATTTATAAAAACTTGAGTCAAAAAAAGAGGACTTAAAAAGTCCTCTTTTAATGTTAACAGCGTATGCTGTATCAACTTATGAGAATGATAAGTTAGATACTGCAATTTCGCCAACGTAGTCACCAGCATTACCAAATGATGATGCTGTGTTTGTTAATTCTACGTAGCCATAACGTGTTAAGAATGATACTACTGGTTCAAATGTTGATGGATCTAAAACAACACCTGAGCTCATTAATGGAACGTATGGGCAATAGAACGCCGCCGCATCTGATTCGCTTGAGCCTTTGTAACCAACTAATACTGCTGTTGTGTCTGAAGCATATGAGTCAACATAAACTTTCATAGCACCGTTTAATGTGCCAACGAATTTAGTGTTTGTTGGTGCTTCAAATGTGCCTTCAGTTGATCTTGCGAACGCTGAAGTTGTAGCAGATTGTAATACTGTTAATGCCGCTGGAGATACAACAGCCCAGTTACCTGCGCCACGACGTGTTCTTTGAGCGATCAAGTTAGCAGTTCTGTTAATTAAAACAGCAAGTGCCGCATGCTCGTCACCAACGAATGTCGCTGTGCCTGATACTGTAGATTGGTTGTATGTAAACTCTGTAGCCGCTAATGAACGTAAAGATGCTAAGATCTCTTGATCGATTTCAGCAGTAATTTCTTGTGCTAAAGCCGCCATGATCTCTGCTTCTACGTCGATGCCGTGCATAGCTTGTGCATCTTGAGCCGCTTCAAATGTCCAACGTGCTTGTAATTTACGTGTTTTTGCTTCAACAGCCTGTTTCAAGATTTGAACTGAGATCTTACGACCGCCTGTTCCTTCTTTAGCCGCTGTTACATCAGCTTCGCCGGCAGTGCCGTCACCTGAATAAGCAGTAGCAATCTTGAATGGTGATAATGCTTCGTCGCCTGCTGTTACATCGTTAGCAGTGCCAGTAGCATTGTTTGTTTCTGCATAACGCACTCTTAATGTGTGGATTTGACCAACTGGGCCAGTCATTGGTTGAACACCAACGATTTCGTTAGCGATAACTGTTGGCATCACACGTCTGATAACAGGTAGGATAACACGGTTAAGTGTTGCTACGTTACCAGCTGTTGTTGTGCCAGCCGCTGATGTCTCCATCAAGTGCTTCTTGGTGTTTTCTAAAACAACACCCATTGCGTTTCTTTTATTACCTTGGAGGCCTTCTAATAATGCTTCTTTAGTTTCACCCCAACGGCTTTCAAGTAGTTCTTGTGACATATCTTTCTCCTAATGTCTTTACTTATAGTCCGGCCAATTTGCGTAAGTCGATAACTTGTGAGTCGTCTTCTTTCGCTTCAACTGGCGCAGGTTTATCCCCAGTAACTTCCTTAACTGATTCTGTAAGTGTCGCTTTCTTAGACTTCACTACATTCTCGTTAAGCACCGCTGGGAGATACTTGTTAAAAGCATTCTCTAATTTCTTAGTTTGAACGCCTTCTAATAAATTACGCATCACTTCTGCTTTCTCGTCATTCAACGTTTCAAGCAACTCGTCTAACTTAGCGTTACGCTCGTTAGTTTCGTTGATAATGCGGATATCTTTTTCTTTGGCTTCGACCAACGCTTTGGTTTCGTCGAGTGCCTTGGTTGATTCCTCTAATTGCTGGTTCTTCTCTTCGATTGTAGCCATCAACTTGCGGATCTCAGCATTCTCATTTAAATGAGTGCCTGCGAATTCACTAGCAAATGTTTCGAAGATCTTTCTACCAAAACTGTTCTCACGAGCAATCTTGATATCTTCCTGTAATTGAGAAAGTTCAGCTTTCAAGTGCTTGGCAACAGCAGTTGACATCTTCTCGCTTGATTCTGTAACGAACTTAGTTTTAAGTTCCTCTAGTTTCTCACGAGCCTCTGCAACAAGTTTAACTTTAGTCTCTACAACGTCCTGTTTATCTTGAGCAAATTCTTTGATTTCTTCTGCTAATTGAGCAACAACAAAGTTTTCCAATTTTTCCATTGTAGAACCATGTTGTTTACGGTCTTCACGAAGATCTTTGATTTCTTCAGCTAACTTAGTAACCATGAAGTTATTAAATTTTTCTGCTGATTCTTTCATTTTGTTAACTTGGTTAACACGATCTTCTGCTAATTTGGCTTTTTCTTCTTTCATTTCAGCCATCTCAGTTTCAAGACTTTCTGTTACCATGCGATCGATTGCTTCAACCATTGTTGTTTTGTCGTGTTCATACTTCTGTGCGAATTCCTCGCGGATTTCTGCACGAAC